CCCCCTCCACATCGCCAGCGGCGGGACCGGCGTCAAGTGCGCGCCCACCTTCCGGCCCCAGCTCCTCACCAGCATCGAACGCCTGCGAAAGCACCTCACCGACGCCGGCTACGGCAAGCGCATCCACGCAGTGGAGGGATTCAAGCTCGGCCTCGGCAAGGCCCTCTGGACGTTCCTCAGCGCCAGCCCCGACACCAACGTCGTAGGCGCCACCGCCAGCATCCTCCTGGAGGCTGACGAGGCTCAGGACATCGCCCCTGACAAGTTCAACAAGGACTTCCGCCCCATGGCGGCCACCACCAACGCCACCACCGTCCTCTACGGCACCCCCTGGAGCGACGACACCCTCCTCCAGACCACCATCGCCTCCAACCTCGAACGCCAGCGCCACGACGGCTACCGCCGCCACTTCGAGTACGACTGGCGGGCCGTCGCCGCCCACAACCCGGCCTACGCCCGCTACGTCGAGGCCGAGCGCCAGCGCCTCGGCCCCACCCACCCCCTATTCACCACCCAATACGAGCTGTCAACCATCCCTGGCAAAGGGCGGCTCCTGTCGCCCCTCCAGCTCGCCAACATCGTCGGCCTCCACCAGCGCGAACACCACCCCATAGCGGGCCTGCTGTACGTGGCCGGCCTCGATATCGCCGGCGAAGACACCGCCGAGCTCAAGGTCAGGGACCGCGACCACAACATCCTCACCGTCGGCCGGGTCACGCTCCCCGAACCCCACGAGAAGCACCTACCGCCCAAGCTGGACATCGTCGCCCTCTACGACTGGCAGGGCACCGGCCACGACGCCCTCTACGCCCAGGTCTCCACCCTCCTCAAACACCACTGGCGCATCCGCCACGTCGCCGTCGACGCCACCGCCGCCGGTGAGGCGGCCGCTATCCTCCTGGCCCGCACCATGGGCGCATCGAAGGTCACCGCCTACCGCTTCACCCAGCAGAGCAAGTCCCACCTCGGCTACGCCCTCCAGGCCTCGGCCAACACCGCCCGCCTCAAGATGTGGGCCGCCGACGGCACACCGGAGCACCAGGAGGCGACCCGCCAGCTCCGCCTGTGCCGGGCCGAGTACCGCCCCAACCGCACCGTCGCCTGGCAGGTGGACCCCGCCGACGGCCACGACGACTACGTCGTCTCGCTCGCCCTCGCCGTCCAGGCCGCCTCCACCCTGAAACAGCGCGCCGCCCGTGGTAGAATCCCCCACAGGGAGCGAATCTGATGCAACCGTACACCACCACACCGCGCAACGGCGCATCGCCACCACAACCCCTGCCCATCCTCCTCCACCTCCGCGACAGGCCCCGCCTGGCCGCCTACCGGGCCGCCCTCGCCTTCTACACGGGCACTCAGTGGCCAGGCGTCCGCTCCACCACCCGCCTGCGCCGTCTCACCGTCAACTACGTCCGCGCCATCGTCCAGAAGACCGCCTCCTACGTCCTCAAGGGCGCCACCGCCTCCATCCAGCCCCACAGCGACTCCGACGAGCACACCCAGGCCGCGGCCGCCGCCGAGACCGTCCTCCAGGAGATCGCCGACAACAACTCGCTGCCCCGCCTTGACCAGGCCACCGAAATCGACGCCGCTGTCCTCGGTGACGGCGCCTACAAGGTCACCTGGGATCCCACCGAGGCCCGCGTCGCCATCACCGCCCCCGACGTCGCCGGCCTCTTCCCCTGGCCCCATCCCACCGACACCACCCGTTTCCGCCGCGTCGCCCACCGCTACCAGCTCCCCGCCGCCGACTGCTTCGCCACGTGGGGCATCGCCCCACAAACGGACCCCACCTGGGTCATCGAAGACTGGACGGACGCCACCCTGGACATCTACATCGACGACTACCCCGCGCCCAGGCTCTCCCTCGCCAACCCCTACGGCCTGATCCCCTTCGTCATCTTCCCCAACCAGCAGGTCCCTAAGCAGTGGTGGGGTGAGAGCGACGTCACGCCCCTCCAGGACGTGGCGAAGGAGCTGAACGCCGAGTACTCGCGGATCTCCAACATCATGGAGCTGTCGGGAAACCCTATCACCGTCCTGGAGAACGTCGAGCAGGCCTCCAACATCGAGACCTTTCCCGGCGCCATGTGGGAGCTCCCCGAAGGCGCCAAGGCCTACCTCCTGGACCTCCTGGAGCACGGCGGCGTCCGCATCCACCTTGACTACCTCGAACAGGTCCGCCGCGCCCTCCACGACATCAGCGAGACGCCCCGCACCGCCTTCGGCTCCACTGATCGCGATCTCTCCGGCGTCGCCCTACAGGTTGAGCTTGAACCCCTGCTCCAGAAGGTCGCCCGCAAGCGCCTGACCCGCAGCGACGCCTACCGCACCCGCGCCGCCGTCGCTCTCCGCCTCCACGACCTCTACACCGGCAGCGCCCACACCGACGCCGGCCGCATCGTCGTCAACTGGGAGCCCGCCACGCCGCAGGACCGCAGCCGCCAGGTGGAGGACGAGATCGCCCAGGTCACCGCCAGCCTCAGCAGCCTCCGCAGCAGCATGGCCACGCTGGGCGTCGCCGACCCCGACGCGGAGCTCCAGCGCTGGCTTGAGGAGCGCCGTCAGATAGCCGCAGTTGCAACTCCGGCCACTCCGCCCTAGAATTCTCCCGACATGGCAGAAGGCAACCCCGACCCCAACGCCGCCGCGATCGCCGCCGCAGCCCAGGCCACCGCCGCACAGGCCGCCGCCGCCGCCGACGCCAACGGCGCCGCCGAGCTCGCCCGCCTCCAGGCCCAGGTGGAGGCTGCCACCGGCAGCATCGCCAAGGCCTTCGCCACCACCCAGGCCGCGCTGCGCGCAGCCAACCCCACGCTCCCTGAGACCGTCTTCGAAGCCCCTGACCTGGACGCCCTCATCGCCAACGTCCAGGCCCACCAGGCCACCGCCCAGCACGTCAGGGAGCAGATCGCCAACGGCGCTGCCGCCACCGTCGTCACACCCGCCGGCGCCGGCACGGTCCGCACCCCCGAACCCATCCCCGAGCACGTACGCGGCGTCGCCCGCATCGCCCGCGCCCTGGAGCGCGAAGCGCAAGGAACGTAACCCATGGCCCTCGAGACCATCGCCCAGGCCGACCTCTACAACACCAACGACGTGTACCGCGGCCTCGTTGAGGAGATCATCGAGGACTCGCCCATCTTCAACTTCTTGACCTTCACCCAAATTCTGGGCAACAGCCTCCAGTACCTCCGCGAGTCAACCCTCCCGGGCGGCGAGTTCTACAACCCGGGCGGCACCTGGACCGAGGGGACTCCCGTAGTCACTCAGCACACAGCGGCCCTCAAAATCCTCGGCCGCGACGCCGACGTGGACAAGTTCCTCCAGCTCACCCGCAGTAAGTTCACCGACCTCCACGCCGAGGTCCTCGCCTTCACGGCAAAGAGCGTCGCCCGCACCTTCCAGGACAAGCTCATCTACGGCGACGACAGCGTCGACCCCAAGGAGTTCGACGGCCTTCACGCCCTCATGGCCACCGGCCAGAAGGTCGCCGCGGGCGCCGCCACCGCCGGCGGGCCGGGCACCTTCGAGAAGCTCGACCAGGCCATCGATCTCTGCAAGCCGAAGCCCACCGTCCTCATGATGGGCCGCCGCGCCCGCCGGGGAATCCGCAAGCTCGCCCGCTCCCAGGGATGGGACCTCGCGCTCTCGCAGGCCGGCTCCATCAACCGTCCCATCCTCCACTACTCCGAAATCCCCATCGTCATCAACGACTTCCTCACCATCACCGAGGACGTCTCCTCCGGCGTCTACTCCGCCAAGACCGGCGACGACACCGAGACCATCTTCTGCATCCGATTCGCCGAGGACGGCTTCCACGGCATCAGCGCCGGCACACCCTTCACCCCCGAGAAGGTCGCCGAATCCCTGGAGACGAAAGACGCCACCCGTGACCGCATCAAGGCCTACGTCTCCACCGTCCTGAAGTCCACGCTCTCAATCTCCATGCTCAGCGGGATAGACGACCAGGCCTGGACGAACTGATGACCGCAGTCATCATCCTGAGCGAAGAGAAGGATCTCGCCTGATGCCGCAGAGCTACTGCCCCCGCTGCCAGACCAACGTCCTCCTGCAGCCCAACGGCACCGACTGCGCCAACTGCAACACCCCCATCGTCAGGCCCCTCCACCCCTCCGAGACGGCCGCAATCCTCGCCACCCGCAACACCCCCTCCAACCCCAAGCCGCCGGCTAAGCGCCCGCGCGCTCCCTCCGGAAAGGCGGCAGCCTAGCTATGGCCCTCACCGAAGCCAGCCCCCGCGACCGCACCGTCACCGCCATCGGCCCCAAGTTCAAGGTGACCCTCGCGGGCACCGTCCTCGCCGGTGACTGTATCGGCTACGCCACCGGCTGGAAGCGGGCCCTGGCCACCGTCGCCACCGCCATCCAGACCAAGCTCATCGCCCTCGAAAGCGGCGTCTCCGGCGACGTCATCGAGGTCTGCGAAACCGCCCTGATCAGCGGCTTCACCGGCGGCACACCCGGCGGTCTCGTCTACAACGAAGAGGGCGCCGGCGTTGGCGGCGGCTACACCGAGACCGCCCCGTCCACCACCGGCGACGTCAACACCATCCTCGGCTACATCCTCTCAGCCACCGAAATCCTGGTCTCGCCCAGCACCCGCGCCGGCAGCACAGCCCCGTAACCGGAGGGCCAGGTGCCCACCTCGCTAGCAACCATCATCGCCAGGCTCCAGATCGTCCTTGACGACGCCGCCGCCACCTTCTGGACCACCGCCGAGCTCACCGAGCACATCCAGCGGGCCCTGCGCGACCTCTCGCACCACATCCCGCTTGAGAAGAAGTCCACCCTGGCCACCACCGTTAGCAACCGCGAGCTGAGCATCGCCACCCTCGCTCCCCGCATCGGTATCGTGGCCGTCGAGTACAAGACCGGCGCCTGGCCCAAGACCTTCCAGCCCTTCACCGTGTGGGGCGACACCCTAACCTTTACAGGCGACACCGTCCCCGACGGCTCCAACGCCGACATCTACTGGCACGGCCAGCACACCATCAACGGCACCAAGACCCTCTCCGAGGACCAGGACGAGACGCTGCTTTTCGGCGCCGCCGCCTTCGCCTGCGACCAGCAGGTCGCCGACGCCACCAACCAGCTCACGGCCGGCGGGCCGGCCACGCCCCGCGACTGGCGCTCCCTCGCCGCCAGCTTCCGCGCCCGCTACGAAGACCGGGTCAAGCCCCGTCGCGGCATCCGCACCCACAGCATGTTTGCCCCCGACGAGCCGCTTCCCACCCAGGACACGGATCCCGGCCCGTAGCGGGGCGGACATGCGCACCCTGTCCGCCGAGTTGATCGCCGCCCAGAAGGCCCACACCCGCACCCCCTACCTTCAGGTCACCATCAGCGACCGCCTCGCCGGCATCCGCCGCCTCCGCCCCGTCCAGTGGTACGCGGGAGCCGAGCCCGACGAGGGCCACGCCGCCATCGTCGCCGCCGACGGCTCCCTGATCCGCGTCCGCTTCAACGGCGCCACCCTCTACCGCTCCCGCGTCACCACTCCCACCATCGGCTCCACCTACTCCTCCTGGACCTCCTGGGGCACCTTCACGGCCGGCGTCGTCGCCTTCGCCAAAGACAACGCTGGCAAGCTCTGGTGCTTCGTCGCCGACTCCGCCACCCCGACCCAGGTCTGGGCCTCCACCTCCACCGACAACGGCGCCAGCTGGTCCGCCTTCACGCTGCAGTTCACCCACTCCGCCGCCGTAGCCTACATCTCCGCCTCCGGCAAGACCGGCTCTACGGACATCGTCGTCCTGGTCACCGCCGCCTCCGTCACCACCGTCAGCGCCCGCCGCTACACCGGGACCTGGGCCGCCGCCGTCACCAAGACCGGCCTGCCCACCATCACCGGCCTCGCCGTCGCCTGGGGCGGCGACTGGAACACCCTCATCACCGGTAGCAACGCCACCGGCAACCACCTCCAGCGCCTTCTTTTCGGCGACGGCTTCATGCAGGCCGCCAACACCTGGAGCTCCGCCCTCACCGTCCACACCGCCGACCCCGCCTCCGTCATCGCCATCGGCCGCCCCAACCTCGGCCGGCCCGACGTCATGCGCGCCACCTTCCGCCAGCAATACACCGGCGCCTACGCCTACGGCCGCGTCATGCGCACCAACCTGCCCTCCACCGCCACCTTCGCCGACGACCTCTGGCGCGAGCCCATCCCCCTCAACCTCAACGCCCTCTACGGCGTCGCCATCTCCTACGACACCACCCAGCTCTTCTACACCACCGCCAACACCGTCCTCCGCGCCACCCTCGACCTCGCCACCCTCGACGTCACCGCCGACGTCGTCTCCGCCCGCCTCCTCGACCGCCCCCTCTCGCCCGTCCTCTCCGAGGTCGTCCTCGACAACTCCAACGGCGCCTACACCGACCTCACCGCCTCCGTCATCACCAAAGGCGCCCAAGCCCAAATCTCCCCCGGCTACCTAACGTCCGTTGGCAACGAAAGCTCCTACGGCCCCGGCTACCACATCGACGGCCTGGAGCACTCCTACGAAAACGCCCCCAGGTCCGCCGCAGGCGGGGGACGCGCCACCCTCCGCCTTATCCTGGGCTCCCAGTTCACCCACTTCGCCCGCCACCGCTTCCCCC